TTAAAATTCCATACTTGACACAGCTCGGATATAATGCTACAATTAAGCTAGACGATATAGACTTTGCGGCTACAAACCCAGGAGTATGGTGCCATAGTCTACATTCATTAACCACTAGAGAAACCTTTACTAACTGGGACGAATATAGTAAAGATGAGATTATCAAATGATACAAGCAGAACGTGAACAATTAGATCGCATTAGAGCACAGGCAAATCGTAAGATTTGGGTTACCTTTACTAAGGAAGGTATTCACTGTTATCCAGATGCTGCTGTTAACCCATTACTTAAAACTGGAGATGAATATGATGTATCGTTTCTTGCTAGTCCTCACCGTCACATTTTCCATTTTAGGGTGTCGATCGACGTGTTCCACAACGACAGAGACATCGAATTCATCCAGTTCAAACGCTGGCTTGAGGCCTTGTATGTGGGCGGTACGTTAGAATTAAACTACAAAAGCTGCGAAATGATCGCAGATGATTTATACTTACAAATAGCAGGTCGCTACCCCGGTAGAGATGTGGCTATTGAAGTTTCCGAGGATGGTGAAAACGGGTGCACCATTTCTTATAATCAATCCCGACCTTACCAATCTGTCACTATTTAAGGAGATTTATCGTGGCATCACAACCAGTATGGCTTAAGAAGTATCTTCGTATGAGCCCTGAAGTAACAAAAATTTACAACGACCTAGATGCATGGTTAAACTACTGTCGTTTCCGCATGATCAAGTTTGATGAAGCGGATCTCTACAAAGGTGTAGAGTATCGTGAGTGGCAAGAACGCCGTAAAAAACGCCAACAATGGCAACAACGCAACGGTCAGCCTGGTGGGTATCAAGGTAGGAATCCACGATAATGACTGTATTTCTAGTTGATCTAGAAAGCGTTGAAACTAGGTACACGGGCCAGTGGAAGGCTCATGTACCTAAATTACTCGAGGAACACGGACATGACGTATATGTTATCGCAGGACCACATGATATTCCTGCTGCTACTACCCCTGGCGCTTTTCTTAACTTTGGCGGCACTAACATCTATAAAGCCAATCAAGTCGAGCAAATGGCTAGACTATTTACGGAAGGAAGGGTTAGTAAGGATGACCACTTCATTTTTACTGACGCTTGGCATCCTGGGATTATTAACCTTAAGTATATGTCAGAGCTGTTGGGTATACCCGTCACTATTCACGCCTTGTGGCACGCTGGCAGTTACGACCCACAAGACTTTTTAGGACGGTTAATAGGTGATGCCCCTTGGGTTAGACATGCAGAGAAAAGTTTCTTTCATGCTATAGATCATAACTACTTTGCTACATTCTTCCACTCTGAAATGTTCTTTACGAATTTATTAAAAGATGAATCATTGAACATAGATAAAGAGAAAATTATACGCAGTGGATGGCCTATGGAATATATGCCAGCAACTATTACACCTTATAAGACTAAGAAGCGTGACTTAATCTTATTCCCGCATCGTATTGCACCAGAGAAGCAGGTCGAAATCTTTAAGGATTTGGCAGTTGCACTGCCGCAGTATGAGTGGATTGTTTGTCAAGAACAAAACTTAACTAAAGAAGCCTATCATACCTTATTAGGTGAAGCTAAGTTAGTGTTTAGTGCTAATCTACAAGAAACATTAGGTATTAGTATGTATGAAGGTGCTCTTACTGATGCTATCCCCATGGTTCCAGATCGCTTAAGCTATAAAGAAATGTATGCTGAGATATGGAAGTATCCAAGCGAATGGACTGAAAGTTATAGTAGCTTCTTAAGTCATAAACAAGAACTGTGCAATAAGATTGTGGCGTACATGACTGACTATGATGAATATGCTAAACTTGTGCCACAACAGGCACGTAGTCTACATCATGATTTCTTTTCTGCAACTAAACTATTAGCTAATATTAAATAATGTTTGTTGACGATCTACTCACAGCGGATGTACACTATATCTACAGTCCGTTATCTTTTTTAAATAGTGATTGGAGATGGGACGACGCTAAATTTACTAACTTACCCAAAGACAAATTTATTTTAGTAAATTGCTCCAGTGAGAATTGGGGTCTAGGGGCATTTATTGAAGACTTATATATTAGATTAGATCAACTTGATCTCAATTTTTTAATTTTATCACATTTACCTACAGACCACCTAAGAAAACCAAGATTACTATACTACCCGTACTGGTATCATTACTCTATTGGATTTTTTAACAAAACCTATCAGTCTAACATATCCTCAGATTATAAAAAATATAAAATATCTTGTCTTAACCATGTGCCTAGAGTACATAGAATTTATAATTATTTTCTATTAAAAAATAAGAATTATTTTAACGATTGTATCACTTCTATGTATTCCGACAATGGGACTCTTATTAAACGAGATGATGATTGTTCGATACCACAAGAAGTTTTAACTTGGTGGGATCAGTATAGTAGTAGTTTATTATCTAGTTTAGATCATGGATTTGATAATAATTTAATACACGAAGCGTTTAGTGATTCATATATAAATTTCGTTACCGAAACTACTATAAGTCAAAGACTGTTTATTACGGAAAAAACTTGGAAGCCTATCGCTAGTGGACAATTATTTATAATACTCGGTGCTCCTAATATAATAAATCATCTTAAAGAGCAAGGAGTGGACACATTTGACGATATCATTGATCACAATTACTATGACTATGAGGAAAACTTTGAGGTTAGGTTAACGAAAATACATAATTTATTAGATTCATTATCAATATCGGATCTACAAGCTATTAATAAAAAAACTAAGATGCGTCGATTGCTAAACGCTGAAAATTTTTTTGCAGGAAAATTTAATACAAAATATTTAAAATTAAATGAATACCTTTAACAAGATAGCAGAATTTGAACAAGCATTAGGTGAGCTTACGGGCGCACCTTATGTGGTTATGACTGATTGTTGTACGCATGCACTAGAGTTATGCCTACGTTATGAAAACCCTAGTAATTGTGCGTTTACTGCCTACACTTACCTAAGTGTGCCAATGACCATGCGCAAGTTGGCTATTGAATATAGACTAGTTCCAGAAGAATGGGTTGGCGAATATCAGTTACATGGTACACGTATTTGGGATAGCGCACGTCTGCTACAGTTAGGCATGTATCGCAAAGGTCAAATGCAATGTTTGAGCTTTGGCTATAGCAAACCTTTAGATATTGGGCGCGGTGGTGCTATCTTACTAGATGATGCGCAGGCCTATCAAACATTAATACGTCAACGCAGTGATGGGCGTGATTTAAGTATTAGTCCGTGGCAAGATCAAAAAGTATTTGAAGTAGGATATCACTATCGCCCAACTATAGAAGAAGCTGTACGTGCATTAGAACTACTACCCACAGTAGATCAAGAACCTAAGTACGTTAAATATCCAGATCTACGTGAAATTATTATCAAATAGTTTGACTAAACCTAAATAAACATGTTATACTAATTTATGAACTGCCAATCCACTGGCTTAACATCGGAGACTTTATGTCAAAATACACAGTAAGCGAAGGTATTCGCAACAACTTAAAAGCAAGCAACAAACGATTCTGGGCAGGTGACAACATCTCAGAATACATCACAGAAGAAAACAAAGAACTGTTAATCGACGAAGCAACTGAGGCATTTGAAAGTGTGCTGGATACATTGCTGATTGATAGAGAAAACGATCCCAACAGTCACGGTACAGCCAGACGACTAGCTAAGATGTATTTCAATGAGATCATGGCAGGTCGTTATGAACCTAATCCAGATGCCACAGCATTTCCAAATGACAGTGCAGATCGCTATGAAGGTATGTTAGTAGTGCGTAGCGAACTGCGTAGTATGTGTAGTCATCACCACCAACCAGTTAAAGGTGTAGCATACATTGGTATTATTGCTGCAAGTAAGTTAATCGGACTTAGTAAGTATACACGTATCGCACAGTGGTGTGCTACACGTGGTACACTACAAGAAGAACTATGTAATGATATTACCAGAGAGATTATGAAGGCCACAGGTAGTGATAACGTTGCTGTTTATATTCAGGCCACACACGGTTGTTGTGAAAATCGTGGCATCATGGCACATAGTAGTCTGACACAAACAACTGTTCTTAAGGGTGCGTTTAAGAATGATGCAGATACTAAGAAAGAGTTCTTTGACAACATTAAATTACAACAGGAGTTTGCACCACGATGAGTGATTTAAAACCTACGTGTAAAAATTACTTCTTTGATTGGAGTGATAAGAAATTAGATAAGTTAGAAGAATTGTTTGATGACGAAATCCGTATTCGTGATTGGAACGGTACTGCAATTGGTAAAGAACAAGCCTTAGCATTTAATAAAATTATCTTTGATGCAGTTAAAACCTGCACTGCACTACCGTTATATATGTATCAAGATGGCCTCACAGTGGCATGTAGATTAAATGTTTATATTAACAAAGATAATGCGTTTGAAGTATTAGATTTAATTACATTTAACGAGCAAGGTAAAATTGTTGAAATCTTAGCGTTCAGAGGAAATTAAAATGAAATGGTTTGATAATTGGATTCAACGTTGTTACAATCGTGCTCGTGAGCGTGATCAGCTAATTGAGGTTGATGGTTGGGATGATACCCCAAAGCGCAGTCGTCGAGGTAAGAGTTTTAGCAACCCCGTGCCAAGTACACGCAGAGTAGAACACGACTACGATGACGAAAGTGTTATTACTTTTAAAATCTACGGTGCTAATGGTGGTAAGATTGTAGAGACATCGCGCTACAATGAAAAGCGAGATAATGAAAGCGTTAGACGTTATGTCATTGACGAAAATGCAGACTTAGCTGAAAGTTTAAGCAAAATTGTTACTATGGAATACCTGCGTTGATCCCATTGCCACCCAAAGTTACTATTAACTACGAAGTAACTATTATGGTTGATGAACTAAACGTCGATATACTTAAATGGTACGTTGATCAAGGGCAAAATATATCCTGCAGAATATGGCATGATCATCGAGGACATGCACATGAGGTTTCTGTAGTACAGTACGGGCAAGGTAGGCCGAGTCATAAAACTAACGATGGCAGTAATCAGCATCTACTTAGATTTCGCAAAGAAGATGCAGGTGCCGCATTAATGTTCTTAATGACGTTTAATAAACACGTAACGCAACACAATATGAGAGAGGTGGACAAGTATGTCTATTAGGAAAGAGTATTACACTTATCAACAAATCAATGAAATGGTTAACGATATTTCATTTCAAATGTACAAGGACAACTGGCGTCCAGATTACATTGTAGGATTAACTAGAGGTGGATTAGTGCCAGCTGTGATTATGAGCAATGCATTAGGTATTCCAATGGAAACACTTAAGGTCAGTCTGCGCGACAGCGATAGTGAGTCCGAAAGTAACCTATGGATGGCAGAAGATGCGTTTGGTTATGATTACCCAAATGAAATAGTTGAAACCCACCCTATCTCAATATACGGCGAAGAAGGACAAGGTAAAAACATTCTTATTATCGACGATATTAACGATACTGGTGCTACATTAGATTGGATTAAACAAGATTGGCAAAGTAGTTGCATGCCTAACAGCTCAAAGTGGTTGCAAGTTTGGGGTAATAATGTTAGAATAGCTGTACTAATTGATAATTTATCTAGTGACTTTAGTGGCAAGGTAGACTATTCAGCTAAAGAAATTAATAAAGCAGAAGACGATTCATGGATCGTGTTTCCTTGGGAAAGATAATAATGATTGCCGATAAAACACAAGAAGCATTAATTATTTTACAAGAAGAATGTGCCGAAGTTATACAAGCAGTTAGCAAGTGCCATCGTTTTGGTCTGGACAATGCACATAAGTCTGGAGCCTCACAGCGAGCTAACTTAGAAATGGAAGTAGGCGACATGTTGGCATTAGTGGATATTTTAGTCGAGCAAGGTATTTTAGATCAAGACGGATTAGAACTTGCTATGGATAAAAAGAAAGAAAAATTAAAGATATGGTCAAAATTATATGAAACTTAAAGTCAGTGAAATATTTTATTCAGCACAAGGTGAAGGACGCTTTGTAGGTGTTCCTAGTATATTCTTACGTACATTTGGCTGCAACTTTACCTGTCCAGGATTTGGCATGACTAGAGGTACTGCAAGTACTGAAGCAGACGAAGTTGCTAAAACTGTACAACTGTATAAGACATATGAAGAACTTCCATTAGTCAACACAGGATGTGATAGTTATGCATCATGGCATCCTAAGTTTAAAAGTTTAAGCCCAACCTATGAAACATCTGAAGTAATTAGTAAGATGTTAGCCCTAACGCCAAACAATCGTTGGGCTCAAGACAACGGCAATGATGTACACTTGGTAATTACAGGTGGCGAGCCGTTGCTAGGTTGGCAGAAAGTATTTCCAGAAATGTTAGAAGCAATTGAAATGCGTGACTTAAAAAATCTTACATTTGAAACAAATGGCACTCAAGAGCTACATCCAGACTTTGTAGAATATCTGCAGAATTGGGTAGGTATTCCTAGTATTACACAGCGTGAAGTTACATTTAGCGTTAGTGCTAAACTAAGTCCAAGTGGCGAGAAGTGGGAAGATGCTATTAAACCTGAGATTGTAGTTGGATATCAACAAGCTGGCCGAGTCTATCTTAAGTTTGTAGTTGAAAATCCAGATGACTTTGATGAAGTTGAGGTAGCAGTAGCGGAATACAGACGTGAAGGATTCGAAGGTGTAGTGTATATTATGCCTGTTGGTGGTGTTGTAAGTGTTTACAACGGTAACAAGTTTAACGTAGCAGACGAAGCTATGCGTAGAGGGTATTATTACAGTCCTAGATTGCATGTCGATCTTTGGGGCAATAGTTGGGGGAAATAATGTTTAAAAGATTTATAGCGTGGGTAAAATATTGGCGCGAGACTTTAAGTGATCCAACAAATTGGGATGACAGCAATGATCCGTGTCCGTACAAATGTAACTGTAAAGATAAAAAGGAAAAAAATTGAGTTATTTATTTACAAGTGAAAGTGTCAGTGAAGGACATCCAGATAAAGTAGCAGACGCTATCAGTGATGCTATTTTAGATTTGGTTATGGTACACGAAGACTCGAGTATGCGTGTTGCTTGCGAAACTTTAGTTACTACTAATCGTGTTATTATTGCCGGAGAATATAAGAATGTTGCCTTACACGAAGCGCAAGTTGAAAGTGCCGTACGTCGTACGATTAAGGAAATTGGCTACGAGCAAACAGGGTTTGATTGGCGTACAGTTGAGATCACTAACCTATTACATGGGCAAAGCGCAGACATTGCACTAGGTACAGACACGTTTGGTGCAGGCGACCAAGGACTAATGTTTGGTTATGCTACTAATAAAACACCTAACTATATGCCTGCAACAATTTACTACAGTCACAAGATTGTTCAAGCACTAGCAAAGTTACGTAAAGAAGGTGCTACTTGGTTAGGACCAGATGCTAAATCGCAGGTGACTTTGCAGTTCAATGATGAACATTCAATTAGTCATGCTACTAAAATTGTATGCTCAACACAGCACAGCGAAGATACAGACATTGCTACTGTACGTGCTAACGTAGAAAACATTATTAGAACTATCCTACCAGCAGAGTTAATTACAGCAGAAACAGAGTTCTTAATTAATCCAACTGGCAGATTTGTTATTGGCGGACCAGATGGTGATACTGGATTAACAGGACGTAAGATTATTGTAGATACCTACGGTGGTAGTTGCCCACACGGTGGCGGTGCGTTTAGTGGCAAGGATCCTACTAAAGTAGATCGTAGTGCTGCCTATATGGCTCGCTATCTAGCCAAAAACATTGTAGCCAGTGGTAAAGCTACACATGCTACAGTACAATTGGCCTATGCAATTGGTGTAGAACAACCAATGAGTGTTTATGTCGACAGCGATGGCAACAATAGTGAGCTAACTGCATGGATAATTAAGTATGTAGACTTAACTCCACGCGGTATTATTAATAGATTTAAACTATTCCGCCCTATTTACAGTAGTACTACTAACTATGGTCACTTTGGTAAAGATAATTTACCGTGGGAAGAGTTAGATTTATTTGAGGATCAATAATGGAAAAGAAGTTGTGGGATTCAATTACCAGCGATGTACTAAAATCACTACCTAATGCGGCCAAAGGATACGAGCAACGTATAAGTGTTCCTGAATTTACATTTTTAGGTGGTGCTAACCAACCAGACTTTGGTGACGTAACTATTTGGTTCTATGGCAATAATAAGACTATTGAATTAAAAAGTCTTAAACAATATCTATTCCAATATCGCGATACTAGACTTAGTTACGAACGTGCATTAGATGTAATGTATAAAGATCTTAAGACTGTTTATGAGCCAGATCGTATACGTATAGAAATTGATTATCGCCCTCGTGGCGGTATAAGTAGTAAACTAACAGTTGATTCAGACTGGGGTCATCTAGGTGGCTCTGATCAATATTGGCAACACCACAAGGATTAATAATATGGATTTCAAGAATCTATTTAAAACTAAAGCACAAAAAGAAGCAGAAGCTCGTGAACTAGCAGAAGCACAGGCAAAACTTGAAGCTGAAAACGCTCTAAAGAAAGCCGAGGCTAAATCTAAAAAAGAATCTAAGAAAGCTGAAGAAGCTGCTAAAAAGAATGACCCCAAAGCTCTAGCAACTGCGGCTGGTGAGCCGTGGGTAAATGTATTAGGTATTGAAGTAGACCCAGAAAATCCAGGCGCAGGTGCATTTGAATTGGATTGGAACGATGTCTTTGTAGCACGTTTAATTAAAAGTGGTTATCAAGGTAAAACAGATGCAGACGTAGTGGATAATTGGTTCCAAGATGTTTGCCGTCATGTAGTTATGGAAACATATCAACAAGAGCAAGCAGATCCAGATAAACGCAACAATGTACAACCAATACAACGTAAAGATATCGGCGGCGGCAAAGCAGAATTTAGTTAATATTGTAATCACATTAAATACTATGCAGGTACAATTTTTATGAAAGGTCATATTATGAAATTAATCTTAGCAGTATTATTATTAGGTAGTTGTATTACAGCAAATGCCAATCAAGCATTGGCACAGAAAAGTGGTTGTTTAGCTTGTCACGCAGTTGATAAAAAAATATTAGGTCCAGCGTATCGAGATGTTGCTGCCAAATATAAAGGTCAAGCTGACGCAGAGGCTAAACTTGTAGCCAAGGTTAAGAAAGGTGGTAGTGGAGTATGGGGTCCTATCCCAATGCCGCCAATGAGTCCACAGATCAAAGACGAGGATATTAAAACGCTCGTTAAATGGGTGTTAGCACAGTAATCCAATAAAAGGCATAGAAATATGCCTTTTCTCTTGACTTTATCATCAAACGAAAGTATAATTACTACATGAGATATCTATTAGTAGACACAGCAAATACATTTTTCCGTGCTAGACATAGCGCACATAGACAAAGCGATACTTGGGATAAGTTAGGCTTTGCTATACACGTTACACTGGCATCAATCAATAAAGCATGGCGCGATCAACGTGCTGATCATGTTATTATCTGCTTAGAAGGACGTAGCTGGCGCAAAGACTTTTATACTCCGTATAAAGCCAATCGTGCAGTAGCACGTGCTGCCCTTACTGAAAAAGAACAAGAAGAAGATCAGTTGTTCTGGGAAGCCTTTGATGCACTTAAAGTATTCATTAATGAGCGTACAAACTGCACTGTATTACAGCACGGTGAACTAGAAGCTGACGATCTTATTGCAGGCTTTATACAAGCACATCCACAAGATCATCACACTATTATCAGCAGTGATACTGACTTTTATCAATTACTAGCAGAAAACGTTAATCAATATAACGGCATTGCAGATGAATTACATACCATCACTGGTATATTTGATAAAAAAGGCAAGCCTGTCTTAGACAAAAAGACTAAAGAGCCTAAGAAAATCCCAGACCCTAAGTTTATCTTGTTTGAAAAATGTATGCGTGGTGATCCTACAGATAATATCTTTAGTGCTTATCCTGGTGTACGCACTAAAGGCACTAAGAACAAAGTTGGGTTAGAAGAAGCGTTTGGCGATAAAGATCGTCAAGGTTATGCTTGGAATAATCTAATGTTACAACGCTGGACCGATCACAATGGTATCGAGCATCGTGTGTTAGATGACTATAATCGTAATGTACAACTAGTAGACTTAACAGCACAACCTGCAGATATCAAAGATAAGATCTTTGATTGTATTAAAGAGAATGCACAGCTTAAAACACGAGGCAACGTTGGGGCATACTTTCTTAAATTCTGTGGTAAGTACGACCTAGTTAAATTAAGTGATAATGCACAGCATATGAGCGAATGGATGCGAGCACCATATCCAGAACAATAAACTACAATGTTTAATCTAAAAACGGTTGACATTTTGGTTAACTTCATGTATAATAGCACTTATCAAAATTAAGAAAGACAACTATTATGGTTTATCATTGTTTAAATTGTGGTGCTGATTTACCATCTGGAGATCGGATGCATATTTGCCCTGCTTGTCGACAAATTGCTGCTATAAACAAAGCTAGTGATACTGCCTCCTCAAGCAGAGGAGGTGGTGGCTATTCTTCATCAGGTAGTAGCAGTCGTAGCTATTCTTCTTCAGGTGATTTTAGCGATATGAGTGCTTGGTTTATCTTATCAGCATTTCTTATATTTGATGCGTATCATCATTTTGCTATTTTAAAGTTTGTTTGGTTTATGGCTAAAGTTAGTGTGTATTTGTTTTGTTTAGGTTTCTTTTGGGCATCACCTGCAAGTTTTGGCATTGGATCATAATTGATAGATAAAAATCAGAAGTTTTTGGCATTAGATTTAGAACTTAACCAACCGAGTGGTAAGATCATTCAGGTTGGCATAGCCATTGGTAAAGCAGATGATCGCTTTGAAAACTATTTTACTAAGAAATGGTATATAAATCCAAACGAACCAATTGACCAATTTATTATTGACCTAACAGGTATTACAGATAGCGATATTAGTGCTAACTGTGTTAGCCACGAAACTGTGGCCAGAGAGTTAGGCGCACTGATCAAAGAACACAACTGTTTTGTCAATCCTGTTACTTGGGGCGGTGGCGATAGCGTAGAACTACTAGCAGAGTTTAGTAAGCAGTGCGTAGACTTTCCGCATTTTGGTCGTCGATGGATTGATACTAAAACATTCTACACTCTACTGATGTTTGCCAAAGGAAAGAAGCCAAGTGGTGGGTTAGCTAGTGCTATGGGCTACTTCAAATTACACTTCAAAGGTGATGCACACAGAGCAGACGTCGATGCGGCCAATACCCTAGCATTGTTTTTTAAGCTAATTGATCGCCAACGAAAAATGGAACATCTAGCCGAAGATGCAAAAAGTATTTAAAATTTTAGTTTTGCTACTGTCTATTAGTTTAATGGGTTGTGCTACTCCGGAAATAACCAAACTCAGCGAACAAGACTATAAAGTCGTAGGTAAACTTCATAAAGAAGAATACGATGAAATAATCACCATAGTCAAGCAACACCCTGGCCAACCGTTGAATTTTTATGTTACATCGATTGGCGGCACTAGTGAAGATTTGTTAGATGCTATGGACACTGTACATGCGCACGGTTTGGTCAATTGGTATGCTGTGGACTACTGCGACAGTGCCTGTGCTATTATGGCCTTGGCTACACATCATGCCTACGGTGAGTTTAAACTACATTCATTTTAT